AATTATAAATATTAGAATATAATTTTGAATTATAGAATTATATATGTATTTTTGTCACACGATAATTGAGTAACCAATGAGAATATTTACCGAACAAGCATTAAAAGAATATGCAGAGAACCATCCCGATTCAAAGGTCGCTTTGCAAGAATGGACTACCATTGTGAAAAGAAGCAAGTGGACCTGTTTTGCCGATATTAAGAAAACGTTTAATAGCGTTGATAATGTAGGTAATCAACACTATGTTTTCAATATCAAAGGCAATAACTATCGTTTGGTAGTAGTGATTAAATTCACTATTCAGTTTGTGTATATTCGCTTTATTGGTACTCATAAAGAATATGATAAAATAGATTGCGCTAATATTTAGGATTATGACAAAGATAGAAAATCAAGCCCAATATGAATGGGCGGTGAAAAGAGTAGAGGAACTTCTTCCATTAGTGAAAGATGATACTCCTTTGAATGACCCAAATTGCATAGAATTGGAGCTTCTTTCTAATTTGGTTGCTGATTATTCCGAAGAACATTTTGCATTGGGAGAACCAACACTTGTGGATGTTCTTAAACTTCGTATGTACGAAATGGGGCTTAATCAAAAATCACTTGCAAAGTTAGTTGGTGTCAGCCCATCACGATTAAGTGATTATATATCTGGTAAATGTGAACCAACCTTGAAAGTTGCTCGTGAGATAAGCCGGAAGCTAAATATTGATGCAAATATAGTGTTGGGAGTATAAGTATAAGTTTTTGTCGTGATATATTTTAGGCGTGATTCATTCGGTTTCACGCCTTTTTTTATACCATTTTACGACAATCGTTTTATTGTCGTGTATCACCTATCTGATAATTTTTCACCTTCTTTATAAATAACGAAATTTACCGTAGAAATTTATAAATCAAATTCATACGGTATGACAATCTTAGAACAAATCTTAGCAGGGCTACAACAGAAATTCGCTGGGGTGGACACTGCTATTCTTACCCGCATTGCCACCAAAAAGGCAGAGGGTGTAACGGACGAGACAAAAGTAAACTCCATTGTTGAGGGTATCAGTTTTTCGGACGTGCTTAATTCCTATGGTGATTTCCGTGCCGGGGATGCTTCAAAAACGGCAGTGACTAACTACGAGAAGAGGCATAACCTTAAAGACGGTAAGCCAATCGAGACTACCACAACCACCAAAACGGAAAAGAATAAAGACGATGTGCCTGCATGGGCGCAAGCTTTAATTGACTCCAACAAGAACCTTTCTGATAAGCTAACACAGTTAGAAACGGAAAAGGCTCAAGCAACACGTAGCCAGCAGATTTTGGCAAAGGCAAAGGAGTATGGTATTCCCGAAAACTACGCCAAACGATGCGCCATTAAGGACGATGAGGACTTGGACGCATACTTCAAGGACTTGAAGCAGGAGTTCGCAAATGACGGCTTCAAAGGCGTAACCCCTCCCGAATCAGCGGAAGAGAAGATTGAGAAAGAATCTGAATCTATCGCTAAAATGATTGATGAGGGTACGAAAACTATTGTTGAACAAAACAAGAATTAATTATGTCAGCAGGATTTAAGTATGACTTGGTTCCGCCCGTTGAGCAAGAGGAACGCTACGATGTCCAGACCGGCATTCGTAGACGTGGTCCGTTCAAACTTGATACGCAGAACCTGGTAGTGGGAAGTTTTCTTCCCGGATTTACACCGATTTGTGCGGACTTGAAAAACAAGTTCGCTTATGCGGTAATCAATGTGAGAGTCGCGGAAGCCTATACCACTGGTGGAGAGGCTTTGTCTATCAAAGTAGCCAAGAACTCTTTGGCTTATGTGGGTATGTTTGTCGGAAGCGGTAAGAAAGGTGCAGAAGTAACGGCCATCGATAAGACTAACAAAGATTATGACGTCTTGACTATTAAGGCGGCTTTTGGTGAGAATATCGCCAAAGATACCGTATTATTCAATGCGGTTGCAGTTGATGGTTTAAAGCAAAAGCATGTCGCTAATTCGGCTCTGTACAACCGTACAAAGGTTGAGGATGGAATTACATTGGTTTCATTGCTTCGTACAGCCGCAGAGATTGAACCTTCAAAATTGGTTATGCCGTTCTCCGAGAACGATAAAGCCAACATGAAGGGATGGTTTGAATTTAACGAGTAAGGAGGTAGGATATGTTTTTAACGATTCAAACATTATTCGATGATGCGAACATTGTTTCCGCTATCATCAGACGTGTGAACCAGACACGCAAGGACACAATCTATTGGCAACAGTATCTTACTTTCCGCAGAGTAACTACTCGTGTGTTCAAGGATTATATCGGTTCTGTAACCGGAGTTATGGCCGGCTCTATCAATTCACGTTTTGGAGAGAAACCCATCCGTGAACGTCGGAATATCGGTTCCGGATATGGTGAGATTGCCTATTTGGGTGATGCTTATCAGATGTCTATTGACCGTCTTTCTGAATTGCAGGATTTGATTGACAAGTTCAATGCAGCTAAGCCAGCCGACCAAAAGGCTGCAATGGAAGAGATTGTAAACTTCCTGGCAGACGACTACCGTCAGATTACCCTTGCCGCCCACAAGCGTATGGATATTATTGTCGGTGCGCTGTTGATGCTTGGTGAAGCTACCGTTTACAACAAAGACGCTGCAATCACTTCCGGTCAGACCAATAATAAACTGCTGGAGATTGCCCTTCCGTTCAATTTTATCAAGCCGAAAAGTGGAGATGTGGTTGTGGACGGAAAGAATATGTTTATCTCTTATTTGAGAGAGAAACTTCATTCCTTGGCACCGGACTATGGCGTTTATGCCAAGATGGTTATAACTCGTGCATCTTTCAACAAGTTTATTCTTGGTTCATCTGAATTTGGTGAGCAGTACAAGATGATTCTCGGCAGCAACGAAATGAAGTTGAGTACGGGATTGGTTTCCTCTTCTTTGGCTTCCGAAGTGTTCACCGGCATCGGTCTGCCTCGCATCGAAATCAAGGAGGACTACGTGAAAGACCAGACGGGAAAGAATGTGCAGATTTACGCGGATAACCGTATTACTCTGTTACCTTCTGACAACATTGGTTATATGCGCCATCATACCCCGTATGAAGCGACAGACCCAGTACAAGGACGTACTTATATCCCGTCAGAGGGGCAGATGCTTATCTCCAACTACCGTGACAAAAACGGTCGCTACATGGAATATACGGCAGAGTGGATTCCGCAGATTTCCAATCCAGATTTGATTACCAATTTCGATTTGAGCGAAATTGCATCCATCCAATCAGCATAAGGGGGTAGGATATGAAAGTAAAGGTTATATCAGTTTTCCGCGACAAGTTCACCGGAAAGTATTATACTCCCGGTGAAGTGATTGAAGTCGGTGAGGAAGCCCGTGTGCTGGATATGGAAAGCCGCAGACTCGCTGAACGGATTGAGGTGAAAAATCCCGAAGTGAAAGCCCCTGAAGAAAAGAAAGAGGTGAAAATTTCCCTCTTTGAAAAGGAGTTTGAGAAGAAGACTTTGATTGATGCTTTGAAGTCTATCGGTGCGCAGGCTTCCGGCAATATGAAAGAGGAAACTCTTTTGTCTAAGGTCTCAGAACTGGATGAAGAATCAACAGCCAAACTGAAAGAAGCATTAGGGATTGAGTAAAAGGATAGGGTAGTGCTTCTACCCTTCCATTGTCTAATTTTATAAATCAGAAAAGAAATGAAGAATTTTATTTTTGCCATGTGTGGCTTTTTAATGATGTCTTTGGTCTCGTTGAGTGTGCAGGCATCAAGTGTGGAATCTCCCAAGTGTGAATATGTGAATCCATCGGTTAATGCCGGTTTGCCGGATATTCAGTCTATCACTTTGGAAACAGTTCCGGCTGATTGTGTTGTACTGACCATGACACCTCCCGTCTTCTTGGTTGCAAATAACCCGGCTATGATGTGTTCGATGAAAGAGGAAGCGGCTATTCAAGGGATACGAATTAATGTTTCCAAATGTCCGTTCAGATACATCTATAAATCTAAACATTGTACGCATTATAGCTATACCGCATATAGTAAACTGATTACACCATATTGAATGATAGCAGCCATGAGTAACAAGGAGTTTGTACTAAGCGTATTTGATAAGAACACCCCGTCTAATCTTGTAGTTGAAAATATACTTTCAAGAACGGGATTGGATGGTGAAGAACCTTTTGCCGAGAAAAATCGGGCAAGATTAGAGGTCGCTTGTGCAAAGCAAATTCCGTGGATGATACAAAATCCATCTTCGGTCAGCGAAAGCGGATTTTCTGTGTCTTGGTCTAATTATGTTGATAGCCTAATGAAATTGTACTCATGGCTGTGTAAGCAGTACGGCTTGAAAGACGAACTGAGTAACAAACCTAAAGTGACTTTTTTATGATATTCGCTCCACACATATTGCAGGTAAAAGTTATCACCCCGATGGATAAGGATGAGTTTGGCAGACCTATTCCCGGAACAGGTGGTGAATACTGGCAGGAAGTATGCAAGTGCCGTTGTGATGATAACACTACCAAGGAGTTTAAGTCAGAAAACGGCTCAGTGTATCGTCCGAATTATCATGTGGTATGCGAGAAGAGAATTACTGTCAAGGCTGGTGATGAAGTACGTTGCATGGATGGTGATAGCGTAAGAGGTCAAGGCGAAGTTTATACAGTGAAGAGTACAAACTACTTTAACTACTCGGAATTATGGATGTAGATTTCGATTTCTCAGATGTCGACTCCTTTTTCGATGAAGGAGAATGGGAGGTCGAAAAGAAGATGATTGATGTAGGCGATGAAGCCGTGAAGTACGCAGAGGAACATGGGGATTATCAAGACCATACACTCACTTTGAGAACGTCCAATGATTACGATGTCAATAAAGACGGTTTGACATTGAAAAACGAAGCGGAATACGCTTCATTCGTGGAATCTAAGGGATTTGATGTTTTAAGTAGTGCCGCTTTATATGCGGAGAAACGATTAAAAGAAGAATTTGAATGATAGTAACCACCGACATAGGAAACATCCTCTACCGGGATTGCAAGGCTTTCGGGATAGGTATAGTGCCAGCAGGAGAAACACTGACGGGTGAATTGACCTCTGAAAGAATCGTTATCCACACGAAGAAACAACAGCCGGGAAAGTATTGGAAGAAATCTTTCGCAGAAGTGAATCTATGTGTACCCAATTTAAGCGAGAATGAAGCGAACACAATCCGGCTTAACGAACTTGAAAGAAAGGCTGGCAAGTTGCTTGATGATGTAGTAAGTACCTATGACGGTACAACCTATCGTTACTCTATCGAATCAATTGGTACGGAAGCGGATACAGCTTTGAAATGCCATTACGTGAATGTGAGAATTTTATTTGAAGTAATAAATGTAAAACTATAAGATTATGATTTCAGCAGTAGGAATAAAAAGAATCTTGTTTGCCGATATTGATAAGGTAACGGCAGACATTACCCCCGAAATCGCAAAGACTTTGATTCAAGCCGCTATCAAAGCGAAAGATGAGGTTTTGAATGTACACGGGGAAACGTGGCAGATTGAGGAAACGGAAGCCTCCGTCACTGGGTACAAGAACCAATTAACGGGAAAGAATTACCGTTTCGATGATGTGCCGGGAGAAGTATCACCCACTTTCTCTATCGGACAATATGACTGGAAGACAAAGAAAGCGTTCATGGGGGGCGATGTTATTCAGGCAACATCTAAAGATGTGGGTTGGAAGCGTGCTTTGGATAAAGTTATTATCAACAAAGCATTGTTCTGTCTGACCGATGATGATGTCTGGTTCATCTTCCCAAAATGCCGTATTGTTTCCCGTGAAGCCAATACGGATAAGGCAATTGCAATCGCTGTAAAAGGCTTGGTGCAGGAACCGGGAATTGAAGGTGTTTCTTCTGAGTATAACTACGAAGAGGGGCAGATTAAAGCTTTGCAGGCATGAACTACAGTAACCATTGTACCCACTCCTTCCGATGCGACCGTAAAGCTGGACGGTGTAACGGTCAAGTCAAAGCAGGTGAATGCTGGAGCTACCGTTCACTATGAAGTGTCGAAAGTGGGGTACGTCACTCAGTCAGGAGATATTAAAACCACTCCTTCTGAAGTTGATACCACTCTTAAAAAAGAGATAACATTGGTAAAAGTACAAGAGTGATAACCGGGGGAATGGATATGCGCCATTCCCTCTTTTAGTTTAAGAATATGAATCAAGCAGCAAAAACGGTTTCTGACGCCTTGTTAGGGCTGGATTTTAAAAATGTAGAGATAGGTGGAATCGTTTATACCATCAAACCGCCTACAATTAAAATTATCTGTCGTGCCATTCATCATTTTTCCAATATTGGTATGACTGGAGATAATGTTATGGAAGCTATTAAAGAACTTCCTGAAGCTACTGAAGATATGCTGAAAGGTATTTCATGCTTCATCTGCGGGAATGATTGTTTGGTCAAAGAATTGGAGAACGGCACTTTTGAAGAAGTCAAAGATGCCTTGGAAGTCTGTTTCTCTATGATGGATATTTCGGCTTTTCAGTGTGTCAGCTCGATGAGGAACGTGTCGATGCTGGCAGCAAGACCGAAACAGTAGGAAACACAACGTTCTTCGGGCAGATAGCCCATTTGATTGACACGCTGCATCTGAGTTATACAGAAGTGTTTGAGATTATCCCTTATCGGAATTTGCTGATGATGCAACGGGATAAATTACACGCAGTATATGGTGGTCAGAAGGTGAATAGAATCAGTGGTAAGGAATTGGCTAATCGTAGGAAAAAGAAATAGATATGGCGAAATTATATTTTAAGGTAGGTAGTGACTGGGAAGAAGTTGTAAGACTTCGTAATGAAATTGCAAAATTAAAGCAGGAGTTAATGAGCATGGATGGCACGCAGTCTCCTGCTGCTTTCAAGGCTTTGAATGCCCAACTTGCTGCATCCAACCAAAGATTGGATGAGTTGGTGACTAATGCAGCCAAAGCTGGAGCAGAGATGGATACGGGATTCAAAAGGAAAATCTTCGATGCTTCTCAGGTCGTGAATGGATTCACAGAGAAGATTCTTGCTCAAAAAGCGGTAGTTAAGGATATTGAAGCGGATGTAAAACGCCTTGGAGATGCTTATCGTATAGCATTGAAAAGGAATTCGTTATCAGCAAATGGCAAGTTAGAAGAATACAATGCTGCCCGCAAAGCTCTTGATGAAGAAAAGGCGGCTTTATTTGGATTAACCCAACAACAAGCCGAAGCGCGTCTTTCCGTAAAGAAACTCCGAGATGAATATACACTTTATAAGAATGATGGGAGACAAGTAGTAGAAACTAACGAAGGTATCGCTATATCTTGGAAAAAAGCATTGGCGGTTATTGGTGGTGCTGGAGTATTAAAGGCATTAGGTTCTGAAATGATTCGTGTTCGTGGAGAATTTCAATCCATGCAGACCGCTATTGAGACTATGGTTGGAAAGGATATGGCAGGGCAACTGATTCCGCAAATCAAGGAGCTGGCTAAGATTTCTCCACTTACTATGTCAGATATGGTTGGAGCAGAAAAGATGATGCTTGGATTTAACATACAAGCAGAAGACACTATCAAATACTTGAAAGCCATTAGTGATATTTCTATGGGGGAATCCAGTAAGTTCAATTCGCTGACTTTGGCATTTTCACAGATGTCAGCAGCGGGTAAACTTATGGGGCAGGATTTGAATCAAATGATAAACGCTGGATTCAACCCGTTACAGATTATCTCCGAAAAGACCGGAAAATCTATCGCAACTTTGAAAGATGAAATGTCCAAAGGTGCTGTTTCCGCTGAAATGGTTCAACAGGCATTCATTGATGCAACTTCCGCAGGTGGTAAGTTCTATAATATGTCTGAGAATGCTTCAAAGACTATCAATGGTCAATTGTCTATGATGCAGGATGCTTTGGATTCCGTGTTTAACGAATTGGGAACTAAGTCGGAAAGTGTTATTATGGACGGTATTCAAATGACAACTTCGTTGATTCGGAATTATGAAACAGTAGGTAAGGTCTTGGCTGGATTAGTGGTTACTTATGGTACATACCGGACCGCAGTGATGCTTGTTACTGCTGCCGAAAGTAAACATACTCTTGTGGAGATTGGACTTACCAATGCCCGTTTATGGGCACGAAAAGCGCAGTTAGCTTTAAACGCTGCAATGCTTACCAATCCTTATGTAGCTTTAACTGTCGTTATCAGTGGGCTTGCTACTGCAATGTGGGCAATGTCTGACAGTACAACTGCTGCCGCCCGTGCTCAAAAAGAATATAACGGCATAAAAGATGCAGCATTAAAAAAAGAACAGGAACACAAGCTGAAAATCGAAGAATTATTGACGGCTGCTCGTGATGAGAGTTTGGCTACTCTTACTCGGCAAAAATCATTAGAAGAACTTCGTAAAGAATACCCTAAAATTTTCGAACAATACGATATTGAAAAGCTAAAGTTGGAGGATATCTTAAAGTTGAAGCAAAAAATAAACGAAGAAGATTCAAGGCGTTCTGTTCAAGGCAGGAGAGATGATTATAATGCTCTAAAACAAACGATTGCTAACCAACGGAGATATTTGCAGCTATTTGATAATCCCGATTTACGGAAGAATATGTCTGATTCCGATAAAGAAATATGGAAAATGTTTTCTGGTAATCAGTCATACGTACAGGTGCGTGAGCAAATGGAGAAAAACTCTGAACTTTTAAAAAAGTATCAGAAAGACATGTTGGATGATAATATTTCCGCTTACAAATCCAATCTTAAAAACTATTCTAAGGAGAAGCTTGAAGCGGAATTGAAACTTGCTCAATCGTCTGCATCCAAACGCAATGGTTTTGTTGTAAACGGGATGATGGTTAAAGGTGGAGATTTAGAAAGCATTATTTCTTCAATTAATGGAGCGTTGGCTAAAAAGAAATCCCCTACTACTTATAAGCAGGATTATGAGAAAGCGAAGAAAGACTGGGATGATGCTAAGAAGAAACTTTCTGAAATAGAAAAGGATAAATCTAAGTTTACCTCAAAGCAGTATGAAGAGGCTAAGAAACGGGCGGAAACAACTGAAAAAGCCTATAAAAATTTGGGCGGCATTACCGGAAGCTCATTAACCAAACAGGAGAATCAAACCGAGAAACTTCGTAAGCAGACTGATAAATATAATGTTCTCCTTGAGAAACAAGCGTTGGAACAAAAACGCAATGCCGAGGATTTGCAAATGAGAGTTGATGAAGCCCGAATCAAAGCTATGGATGAAGGCTCTGCCAAGACCATTGCTGAAATGGAACTCAACTTCGAGAAGGAGATGCAGGCTATTGACCGTCAAAAAGAGGATGCTTTGAGAAAGAAGATTGAGGATGCCCGTACTGCGTGGGATGCTAATCCCGAAAACAAAGGAAAATCTTTTGATGCTACCGGTATTGAACTTTCCGATAACGAACGGAAGCATTTTGATGAACTTTACAAGGCTGCCATTGCCAATAATGAAAAAGCATACAAGGATTTGACAGAGCAATATTTGTCTTATACGGATGAACGTCTTGCCATTGAAAAAAAGTTTAACGATGATATTGCTGTATTGCAGGAAGCCCGTAAGAAAGCGGAAGCCAAAGGTGATGCCAGTGAAATAGCCAAAATAGACCGAAGCGTTGAGAAGCGTACAGAAGTCAAGAATGAAGATATATTCAAACTTGATGCTGAACAATTCAAGAAAAATATGAATTGGGAACAAGTCTTTGGTAATCTTGACAAGGTTTCTACTGATACTTTGAAAAAGTTGAAAGTTAACCTTAAAGACTTTATATCATCTCAAAAGGATTTATCTCCTGAAAACCTTAAAGAACTGGTAGATGCTATCGAAAGGATTGATGATAAGGTTTCAGAACGCAATCCTTTTGAAGCTATGTCTGTTTCCTTTAAATCCCTTAAAGATGCCACTGATGCTCAACGTGAAGCGCAGGAAGTGTATAACAAAACGCTCAAAGAAGGTACAGACGAAGAAAAGAAGAATGCAAAGGCTACTCTTGAAAGCGCAAAAAACAACAAACAGAAAGCGATATCGGAAGCTACTACCGTTTTACATCATGGCGTTGATGAGATAGGTCAATATGTCGATGCCGGTAATCAAGTTATCGGTATCATGGAAACGCTTGGTACAAAAACACCTGAATGGTTGGAGGGAACAATGTCCGGGTTTGGCGAGATGTTGGATGGACTTGGAAGTATAGACCTAATGAAACCAATGTCTATTGTTACCGGCGGGTTGCAAACGATAAAAGGGGCTTTAACAAGTATCACATCATTAGGTGGGGCAATTAATTGGAGTGGAAGCAATGCAAAGGAGGTACAGGATTCCATTAATCGTCTTGCCGACCGTAACGAGACGCTACAGACTTCTATCGAATCATTGACAGATGAGATAAAGGCAAGCAAAGGAACGAAATCCGTAGCTGCGTATAGAAGTGCTTATGAATACCAGAAAGAGCAGAACTCCAATTATCTGAATATTGCCCGTGAACAGGCAGGTTACCATAATTCACATAAGAGCTGGCAATACTACATGAGATGGTCTGCCGAAGACTTGAAATGGATTCAACAGAACATAAACAAGAATTTTACCGGAACTTCTTCATTATGGGAGCTGACACCTGAAGAGATGGAAAAACTCCGTAGTAATGTTGATATATGGACAAAGATGCAGAATGCCGGGAAAGGTGGTTATGGTGAACGTGTAACCGATAAACTTGATGATTATATTGAGCAGGCCGGCAAACTGGAGGAGTTGACCGATAATCTTTATGAGGGTCTGACCGGAATGTCATTCGATTCCATGTATGACAGTTTTGTAAGCAGTCTGATGGACATGGGGAAGAGTGCTGAGGATGTTGCTGATGACATATCCAAATATTTCATGCAGGCAATGCTGTCAAATGCCATCGGTGAACAGTTTAGTGACAAACTGAGAACATGGTATGACAAATTCGGTGAAGCCATGAAAGATGATGGTACACTTGATAATAATGAGCGTAAGGAGCTGATGGATGAATACATGGGTTATGTGGATGAAGCCATGAAGCTTCGTGACGAGCTTGCCGCAGCAACCGGATATGATAAAATTTCGCAAGAATCAACATCGCAGTCAGCTTCATCCAAAGGCTTTCAGGTAATGAGTCAAGATACCGGCGAAGAGTTGAACGGGCGGTTTACAGCATTGCAGATTGCAGGAGAAGAGATAAAGAATCAGAATATTATTCAATCTCAATCACTTAATCTACTGACAGTAAAAGCAGATGCTCTACTTTCCATAAATACGGAAACAAGGAATATCGCTGATGATACGCGAGATTTGATAGCACAATCTTATCTTGAATTGGTACAGATTTCGGAAAATACAGGAGCTATTGTAAAACCAATCATTCAAATTCAGAAAGATATAGCAGAGGTTAAAAAGAATACATCTAAATTATAAACTATGTCAGATTTATTGATAAATACCCAAGACGCCTACACAACATGGGGGGTAAGAATGGGAGAGGGCTTTCTTGATGTACTTGGTGCATCATCACCCATGAAAGAATTTATAGAAAATAAGTCCCGGTTAGAACATGGAAAACGTGTGATAATCAATAATCCTAAAGTCGATGAAAGGGAAATAACTCTTTCGTTTGCTATCGAGGGTAGTTCTCGGTCCGATTATCAATCAAAGAAAAAAGCTTTCTTCGATGAGCTTTATAAAGGCAAGGTTGATATTCAAGTCCCGGCTAATAGTAGCGAGATTTATCATCTGATTTATCTCGGCAAAAGTATCACTTACGCACAGAGTTTAGACCTAACTTTTGGAAAAATTTCAGCCAAGTTCAACGAACCGAATCCGGCAAACAGAACCTAATTCACGACATTGGCTCTATTGTCGTGTATGTGAGTGCTCAAAATTGGGCACTCTTTTTTTTATCTCCGAACTTTGAAGACATGGAACAAATCGACATCAAAGACATATCCGGTGCTATCCTGCTTACAACTCCTGTTAATGAAGGCTGCAAGCGTAAGTTCACTCTGATGAAGGAGGACTACATCATGTTAAAGTTCTCCTTGGATAATCCCATATATTTCAAACTTGGTTCATACGTGGAGTGCGACTTCGGGCTGTTCGAGGTGTGCGACTTGCAGAAGCCAGTATTCAACACCGATAACGCAGGCTACGACTATGAGTTGCAGCTTGACGCCCACTACTGGAAATGGAAAAACAAAATCTTCAAATATACCCCGGAGACTGCCGGACAGGAAGCGTCCTGGAACCTGACCGCCCCGCTTGACGTACAAGCCGGTATAGTCCTTAGAAATTTAAAAGCTCTTGGTTACAAATACAAAGGACAAGATTTTGTTTTCTCCATTGACAGCACTGTAGAGAATAAGGCGATACTGATGACTTATGACAACATCAACATCCTTGACGCCTGCTTCTCTATGGCAAAGAAATGGGATTGCGAATGTTGGGTGACTGAAAACATCATCCATTTCGGACGTTGTGAGTCCGGCGATGCGGTGGATTTCGAAATCGGGAAAAACGTGCAGGAAATGTCACAGTCAGAATCCCAGTCCACCTATGCCACCCGTATCTACGCTTTTGGTTCCACCCGTAACATACCGGCAGACTACCGCCCCATTGACGAGACCGTGGTTGTGAACGGCGTGGTGCAGCGCAGGCTGATGCTTCCCGAAGGCACTCCTTACATTGACGCTTATCCTGATATGACTACCGAGGAAGCCGTCGAGCAGGTGGTTATCTTCGATGAAGTCTATCCCCGAAGAACGGGCATCATGTCGGATGTCACCACTATCGAAGTGACGGACAAGGTGGAGAATGAGGACGGTACAACCACCGAGGAAAAATGGAATGCCTACCGCTTTAGGGACACGGGTGTTAACTTTTCCGAGAAATATATCCTCCCCGGTCAGGAGCTAAGGATACGTTTCGCGTCCGGGCTTCTCAACGGTTTGGAGTTCGCCGTGAAGTTCAATCCTGAGGGAAAGCCGGAGAAATTGGAGGATGGCGGATGGAACCCTGAGGCACAGCTTTGGGAGATAGTCAGGAATGAGGACTACGGCAGACCGCTTCCGGATGGAGCGCTTATCCCCGAAAATGGTGATACTTACATCTTATCAGGCTGGAATCCCATGAAGATAACTGAAATGGGACTGGTAGCAGAAGCACAGTTGGAATTAAAGGACAAAGCCGATAAGTACGTTGCCAAATCAAAGATAGACCCTTCTACATATAACTGTAAGATGATGTCGGATGTCGCATACAGTGAGGGCGGAGTGCACAATCTCTACGGCATCGGTCAGAAGGTTAACTTAATCAATAAGGCTTATTTTGAGAACGGAAGGCAGTCAAGGGTTATTGGATACGAGTTTAATCTTGACTATCCTTATGATTCTCCGATTTATACAGTAGGGGAGACGGCAGCCTACTCGCGTATAGGGGACCTCGAAGGCAAGATAGAATCTCTTACCCTGAAAGGTCAGACTTATACAGGCGGTTGGGGTAGTGGGGTTTATCTGATTAAAAGAAATGATTCCACACCGGCTACCGACAATAATGCATTCTCGGCTTTGCGCTCGCTGAAAACTTTTCTTCGTAAAGATAAAGAAGATACCGCCAATGAGCTTATCACATTTTTGAAAGGTCTGCTTGTCGGCAAGAACGGTTCTGGTATTACTGTGCTTGAGAACGGTATGTCACAGTCTGTTGTTGATTATCTGTATGTCAAGGTCAAAGCTGTGTTTGACGAACTTGAGGTCAAGAAAAAGACGTATGTGGGTGGCGAGCAGGTGATTTCCCATGCAGGTATGAAATGCAACCGTGTAGAGGAATTGGATGATGTTTACCGCTGTTATTTTAAGGAAGAGGAAGATGGAATTGAGATAGAGAACCAGTTTACTCCTGGATCTCTTGCCGTTGCCCAGGAGTGCAATATCAAGACAGGCGTTTCTCATCATGTCGGTAACCGCTATTACTGGCGGTTGGTCACAGCGGTGGGTGAGAACTATATAGACTTGTCCAAGGCCGTGTGTGATCCTAATGTCGAGAACGATGTTCCGGTGGCAGGCGATGATATCGTGGGATTGGGTCATAAGACCGATATCACCCGACAGGCGGCGATAATTCTTTCTTCGGTGAACGAAGTTTCTCCGTCCATCATCATGTATCAGGGTATTAATGATTTTACCTTGACCGGGAAAGACGTCATTTCTTTTGATTTTGACAGGTCTACCGGTAAGGCCCGGATGAAGGTGTACGGAGATACATACATTGGTGATAAGGATCGGGGCACTTACATAGAATACACCCAGGACAAAGGTGTGGATATCAAAGGAGTCTTTCATATCGAAAAAGGAACTACAGGCTGGAAGAATGTCGAAGGTTTACCGGAAGAGATACAGTCAGCAGCAGATTTGGCACAAAAAGCGCAGGATGCAATAGACAATGCTGCTGTCGGAAGTGTCAATCTGTTGCGTAACTCCGGGTTTACGGGAGATTATGAAAGTGAGACATTGTCCTCTGATACTCAATTGTCTGCTGATACCGAATTGTATAGCAAGCAATTAAAGTATTGGACAGGTATGGCTACCGTATCTGCGGACAGTGAGGCTGTTTCCGGATATTCTGCTGCAATCGGTAGTTTGTCCCAATCTGTGTCATTGATTAAAGGAGAAAGTTATGTTATCAGTTATAAAGCAAAGGGTACGTCTGTGTCTGTTTCGTGCGGTTCTTTCAGTGTTTCTCAGCCTCTCACATCCTCTTATCAGAGATATATCCATAAGATTACCTTCAATGGCAGTGGTATATTTCTTATCAGTGGTACCGCAACCGTTTGTGACCTTCAATTAGAGCGTGGAACCATCGCCACAGACTGGAAACCGTCCATTCTTGATAATGACAAGGCAACAGCCGGTTTTCAGGCGATTAATTATATCGCCAGTGCTATTAAGGATGGATCTGTGGATATCCTTGGCGGTTTGATATTGGCCAACATGATCCAATTGGGTAATTACAAGGATGGCAAGATGCAGAAGGTTACTGCCGGAGTGAGCGGCATATACAATGATGATGATGATGTGGCGTTTTGGGCGGGTGGCAAACTTGAACAGGCTATTATGACCGTAATGAAGTTCCGTAACGACCCCAATTACCAGCCTACTGATGCGGAGTGGGCGAATATGGCAAATTTTGTTGCCACGCATGGCGGTGATGTATTTTTAAAAGGATATGTCTATGCATTAGGAGGCTTTTTCCGTGGAAGGGTTGAGACCTCTGTAGATGGGAAGCGAATTGTCATTGACCCGGAAAAGAATACGCTGGAAATGTACACGGCAGAAGGACACGCCACTTTGATTTTAAGATTTGACAAATCATCGGACGAATGGGAATATGGCGATCTCATCTTGCGGAAGTATGTCAATGATCAACTGGCACTCGAAACTACTGTATATCCGGAGCGTATCAGAATACAAAATCATGTTGAAAAAACGGATATCATGTTAAATCCCAACAACGTCTCGTTCTACGGCTCTAAGGGTGAGACATTATTGGTCGGGATGAAATCGGTATATAATGGGGTAAACGTGTCTAAGTATGTGGCGGATATAAGTTGCAGTCATTGGCCGGGTAAGGATGATGTCAGTACCGGACAAGTCTATGTGGATTATGAGACGGTGGAAGGTATTATAACTAATGGGATTTTAAAAGTAAAGAAATAATATGGAACTCAATACAGTCATTAAAACAGGTACCTGGTCTGATGCTGCCGACCGAATCAACAGTAATTTCAGCAAGACTTCCTCCGAAGTAGAAAAAATAAAATTAAGCAGCACCCGCAACAAGGGGTTGTATCCTACTATCGAAGCGTTGAAGGCTGCTATACCATCCCCGGTTGTAGGTGACTGGGCTGTAGTAGGTGATACCATACCGGGACCAATCTATCAATGTAAAACAAAAGGCACATGGAGTGCCACAGGCACGACAGGAGGAGGTGGAAGTATAGACCTGTCGGGATACTTAACAGCCGAGGAAATTGACGATGTAACATCAATATAATTTTTAATCTTAAGAAAAACATAAATAAATAATTACATAAGAACGACAACAGCTCAAGTTCTTGCGGAACTTAGGCTATAATAATAGAATTATATGGCTAAAATATACAAGCTCATTAAAGGTGGACAGACCATTTACCCGGCTACAACCACTGATGCGGTGGTACATCCAACTAGTCGTAAAAACCTTACGGAAGAACTTTTTGACTTAGAGAGTAAAACAGAAAGTTTAAGCAAAATAACAGGCGTATCTTCCGCTGTAATAAAGTTTAGTAAACAATATGAACTAAAAGAACTTCCATTTACTATATTTCGTGGTTCTGTAATTAATTTATTAGGAGATGTATCCACGATTACTTGTAGAACCAATAAGGAGGATTCGGATTATCAAACGGTAAAGAATGGGACTATCGCAGATAGAGATATTCGATTTGTAAAAAATAATAATGTTATATCTGATATGGTTATATTTACTTCCGAAGATGGTGGTATTTATAACAATTTAAAAAAACTAATAGCAGATGTAAGCGGTTTTATAGCTTTGGATGCTGTTATTGATAATTTTTTTGATATTGTTCCGCAGTTAATATCCAGCCAAACACTAGAAACCGGACGTGTTAATTATACAGATGGGAGTACAACATCAGACGGCTTTCATTATAAAATTTCTTTTAATAAAGGGGAATATAAAAAAATCAAAGTGAGAATATATTCTCCTTATATTGGAGGTGAAACTAATATAGGTTATGCATTTAAATCTTCAGAAGGAACATATATAAGTGGAGGAACGGCAAAATTTTTAGAAGGAAATGCAATGTATTCAATGGAAATAATAGATGTTCCTGATAATGCAGAAATGTTTGTAAACACAGCACCATCGGATAAAAATATACCAGAAGGGATTGTTTTTATAAAAAGCGGATTGATAGAAAGTGTTTTATCAGAAATTGATGCTATAAAAAAAGATGTAGCTATTAATTTAAAATCTGCTGAAAATTTAACCATGGGGTTATCTGCAACTCAAAAAATTGTAGGACTTAAAAAAGCAGTAGAATTATCGTTTGATACAGCTTATCAAATGGTAGAACTTCCATTTCTTATCAATTCAGGAGAAAAAATTTGTCTTTATGGAGATGTATCCACGGTTACTTGTAGAACCAATAAGGAGGATTCGGATTACCAAACAGTAATGAATGGGACTATTGCAGATAGAGATATCAAATTCATAAAAAACGATTCTTCAAAAGGCAATTTAATTATTTATGTAAAAACTGAAAGTCTATTATCAAAATTACCTGTTCATAAGATTATAGATACAGCATTTATTGAAATAGGAGGCTTTTTAACCATAAAGGAAACTAGCAGAAAAGTTGCATTGTTTGATATTAAAAATAAATTTAATGTTAAAATACATATTCCTAAAGATGGTAATAAGTATAGTCTAACCTATGCTTATTCAGAAACGGATTCTTTGAAAAACGGTTCTAAGCTAATACTGCCTGACGAATCTATCATAGGAGAATCTATTGAAAGGACTTTAATAGTTAAAAATACAAATAATTATCATTATGCAATAATTACATTTGATGAATCTAAAACGCCGACAGCCCATTTGGAAGATTTAAATTCACAAATACAATACATAAATAAAAATACTGAAAAAATTTTAGCAATAGAAAAATCTTTAGCAAATAATAAGAGGGCTGATATTGTATACAAAGTAAGACCTGCCAAAATTCTATGGATTGGAAATAGCTTTTCTGATTTATCCACAAATTTATTGGGGCGTTTATTCAAGAAAATTGGTTTTGATATAGTTGTTGGGCTATCTTACCAAGGAGGGGCAACATTAGAATTTTACGATAAAGCTAAAGAATCAGATACATCAAAATCTTTATATTTAAAATATAAAGATGGAGAATGGCTTAACACTATGCAAAATGCTCCAAGTAATACATTGATAGATAAATTAAATGATGAAAATTGGGATATAATATTTTTTCAGCAGGGAAGCGCTTCATCCGGATTATACAGTACATATATACCTTATTTTCAATCATTACAAGAATGGCTTCCTAAGAGAATACAGTCTCTAGGATATAAAGTTGGATGGTTAATGCCTTGGGCTTGGTCGGATAAAAGAATATCTGAGGTAGGTGGGAATTTAGATGGTGGTCTTAATAATGAAGAGATGTATGCTAATATTGCTTCTGCAACTAATCAATTAATTGATAATTTTGGAGATTACATAAACATCTTTTGTCCTTGTGGAACAGCAGTCCAAAACCAGTTTAATTATTATTCTCAAGATGATTTATATGGATCGTCAGGCGATGGCCAACATCCTTTGGATAAAGGATACTATGCGTCTACGTGTACTCTTTTTCATAAAATTGCAGAATATTTATATAACAAAAATCTTAATGATATTGTATGGAGCGAGGAATTAGGAGTTGATAAAGATTTGTTTGACAAAGCTAAGGGACACTGTCCAGAATTTTGTGTAAATGGAAACAGGATTCAGTTGTAAGTTTGTTCTTATATCTGGATTCTGTTTTCAAAAATAAGCATAAATTGATTCATAAT